AGAATGGCGATTGGTATATGTCTCCAGAAGAAGCTATTTATTACGGCATGGCTGATTGTATCCTTGGTGATCGTAAGTCTCAAAGCATTGTAAGTTTACGAAATGAAGAATAAAAATTTAAGAGTAATTGACGAAGCATGGTTGAACATTGATGTCGAAGAAAAAGACATCTTTAATCCTATGCAGATTATATCCGCTAATGATGATGATTTTCATTTGAAGTTATCTTGGTTAATGACCAGACCAGAGTATTTCTCGTTCCTTTGTAAACAGATATTTAATATCAACATTTTACCTACACAAGCATTAATTCTACGTGAACTGTGGAGCCGTAAGTTTCCTATGTTGATTGCTAGTCGCGGTTTTGGTAAATCGTTTAGTTTGTCGTTATATTCTATGTTGAGGGCATTGCTTCTACCTAGAAGGAAAGTGGTGGTAGTGGGTGCTGCGTTTCGTCAATCTAAAGTTCTTTTCGAATACATGGAAACAATTTGGAATAATTCCCCAATCTTAAGGGATATGTGTGATAGTGATAGTGGACCCCGTAGGGATGTAGACCGGTGTGTTATGCGTATTAATGACAGCCGGGTTACTTGTTTACCCTTGGGGGACGGGCAAAAGATTCGTGGTCAGCGTGCTAACGATATTATTAGTGACGAGTTCGCATCTATTCCTCGCGATATCTTTGAAACGGTTGTCGCCGGTTTTGCTGCGGTAAGTTCAGATCCTATCGAGAATGTGAAACGTCTCGCCGCCGAAAAGAAGGCTAAGTCTCTAGGGATTGATCTTGAAACAGATAAAGAAGACATCGTAGAAAATAAGGACAACCAGATTATTCTGTCTGGTACTGCTTATTACGACTTCAATCATTTTGCCGCTTATTGGAAAAAGTGGAGATCTATTATCCGGAGCGGTGGTGATCCAAATAGATTAAGAGATATCTTTGGTGGGGAAGATGTTCCAGATAACTTTGATTGGAAAGAATATTCCATCATCAGAATCCCTTACGAGCTTCTACCAGAGGGCTTTATGGACGCCGCACAGGTCGCCAGATCGAAAGCGACGGTACATGCTGGTATCTATCAAATGGAGTTCGGAGCGTGCTTTACACGCGATTCTCAGGGCTTCTTCAAGCGTACCCTGATCGAGGCGTGTGTAGCCAACGATAAAGATCCCATCAAGAATAAGGATGGTAATGAGGTTATCTTCGAAGCTAAGTTGATGGGTGATCAGAATAAACGATATGTCTTCGGTGTTGACCCTGCATCTGAAGTTGATAATTTCAGCATTGTTGTTCTTGAACTTAATGATGATCACAGGCGAATTGTTCACTGTTGGACAACGACCCGGTCAGAACATAAAGAGAAGGTCAAGAAAGGTTTTTCTTCTGAATCTGATTTCTATGCATATTGTGCTCGTAAGATTCGTGACCTTATGAAACTATTCCCATGTGTTCATATCGCTATGGACGCTCAGGGTGGTGGTATTGCCGTAATGGAGTCTCTGCATGATCAAGATAAGATTAGAGAGGGTGAGCAGGCTATTTGGCCAGTTATCGACGAGGACAAAGAAAAGGATACCGATGATGAACGTGGACTCCATATCCTTGAAATGTGTCAGTTTGCCAGATATGAATGGCTTGCTGAAGCGAATCATAGTCTAAGAAAGGACTTTGAGGATAAGGCAATTCTATTCCCAAGATTCGATGCCATCACAGTTGGCCTCTCAAACGCCGAGGATGGCCTCAAGGGACGCATGTACGATACACTTGAAGAATGTGTCATGGAAATTGAAGAACTCAAGGACGAGCTTGCTATGATCCAGATGACGCAGACGGCAAATGGGCGTGATCGCTGGGATACCCCAGAAGTCGTGGTGGCTGCCGGAAAGAAGAGCAAAATGAGGAAAGACCGTTATTCTTCTCTTATTATGGCTAATATGGCGGGCCGTCAGATTATGAGGAAGCCAGAAGCCCAAGCCTATACATTCTACGGTGGATTTGCGACGTTGTCAGGCCCAGAGAACAAGCCAAAAGGTGACATGTACACTGGTCCAAGCTGGTTTGTGGATAATATGAAAGATATCTACTGATTTAGTGTATAAATTGAAGTAATCCGATTACATTCCAATTACAATTGAATTAAACGCTGAGGAACCTACAAATGAGCGAAAACAACTCTATCATCACATGGGACGAGGGTGATTCTTCAAGTAAATCGCGTGCTATGGAGCAATTTTCTGAATCCATGAATGCGTATGATGGCATTTCTAAAGCAAATCACAGAACATTCCTTGATATTGAGACAAATATCTCAGCAAGACCTGGGTTTGGTAGACATGACTATCATGCATTCAGACCTGGCGAAGAGGTTCCAAGAAAGCAAAAGCAAGCGATCAAGATGTGTATGGAGGCTTACGATAAAGTAGGCATCATTAGAAATATTATTGATCTAATGGGTGATTTTGGTAGCCAAGGTATTGATATTGTCCACGAAAACAAAAGTGTTGAGAAATTCTATAAGCAGTGGTTTAAGAAGGTTGATGGTAAGGAACGTTCCGAGAGATTCCTGAATAATCTCTATAGAACCGGCCAAGTATTCCTCTATAGGAGTTCAGCCAAGATTACCCCAGATATTGTAAAATATGTCAAATCGATGGGTAATGACATTGCGGTGAAATTACCGTCCATCAAAGAAGACATTATTCCCTGGCGATATAATTTCTTTAATCCATTGACCGTCGATTTTAAGGAGGGTGACCTGAACCTTTTCTTGGGGAGACGTAAATTTGAGATTTCGTCTAGATCTTTTTTAGATAACTTCCAAAAAGACAACATTCCAATGAATACACTGGAAACACTCCCTGCGGATATCAAGAGAAAAATCCAAAACGGTGAGAAGACAATTCCTCTCGACGAGGAAAGATTGTGTGTTTATTATTATAAAAAAGACGATTGGCAGCAATGGGCTAATCCGCTCACCTATGCTATTCTTGATGATATTATCATGCTTGAAAAGATGCGTCTTGCCGATTTGTCAGCACTTGACGGTGCTATTTCAAATATCAGACTGTGGACTTTGGGTAGTCTAGATCACAAGATTTTGCCAACAAAAGACGGTGTAAACAAACTTCGTAATATTCTCGCTGGTAATGTCGGCGGAGGTACAATGGAGTTGGTTTGGGGTCCAGACCTAAAGTACACCGAATCAAACAGTCAAGTGTACAAATTCCTGGGATCTGAGAAATATCAATCAGTTCTCAATAGTATTTATGCCGGACTAGGTGTACCCCCAACTCTAACCGGTATGGCCTCCAATGGAGGTGGCTTTACGAACAATTTCATTTCTCTCAAAACTCTGGTCGAAAGGTTGCAGTACGGGAGAGATCAACTTACTAAGTTTTGGGAAAAAGAAGCTGAGATTGTACGCAGAGCTATGGGCTTTAGGAAGCCAGCACACATTGTCTACGATCAAATGAGCTTGTCTGATGAGGCAGCAGAAAAGAATTTGCTCATCCAACTTGCTGATCGAGACATTATCTCTCACGAGACGATTCTTGATAGGTTTAAGGAAATTCCTGCGGTAGAGAAAGTCAGGTTAAACAGAGAGTCAAAAGAGCGTGGTAAGGAAAATATGCCAGAAAAGGTTGGCCCATTCCATCCGCCAGAGCCGCCAGAACAAGAATTTGGTCCAAATGAAAATGGTAGACCTAAACTCAAAAAGGACGATGGTCCCCGCAAGAAGCGTGTAGAGAAACCTAAGAGCAAACCCGGTGTCGCTGAACTATTTGTCTGGGNAAGNCAATCATTTGATCTTATCTCTGACATTACGAATAAGGCGTTCTTAGCTGTAAATAATAAGAAGAACATGCGTCAGCTAACTAAGGCTGAAGTTAGTGATCTTGAAAAGCTTAAACTACATGTGCTGACCAATATTAGTCTTAACAAGCAAGTTAACGCTGAAGATATTAGAGATATTATTGCTTCAAATAAGAGAATGCCCATAGATTTTACTGTCAAGCTCAAAGCTGATTCAGTTGATATTTCAAGCATGAGCATGGATGATTACAAGCGAAAAGTAATTGGTTGTTTTGTGGAATACACCCTTTCTAATAAAGAAAAAGCTGAAGCTAACTTTAATATTAAGTGCCACAGATACGGTGTGGATCTCTTCGATACGGAGGAAGGAGCACTCATGGAAGCAGACAGACTCGGAATTGAAGGTACACATACGCACTTGGATGAAGAAACTGGAGAATTATACTTTGCTCCTGGTGAAATGTGTATGAGGGTCCATTATATCAAGGATGGCGGAATTGACAGTATTTCCAAGTTAAGCCCTGAATCCCGAACTACCAAGAGTCCAGACGAATTATCTATGAAATTACATAAAATCTCAGATGATAAAAAGTCGGTTGTAAAACCAAAAAGGAAGAGAAAGAAGAGGCTCTACAAGGAAAATTAGGTTTTTTCTACATTTTCTGAGATATAGTGTATAATT